CTCTCGAACGATTTCTGACATAATGTTTAGAGTTTTCGATTTTTTACATGAAAAAACGTGCAAAAACGTGCACTGAACCGGCGATATGTTGCCAAACCGGCCCCGATGTGCTATATTCCCGATGTAAAAAAATCCGTTGCGTGTTCTTGGCGGGGCATGTAGCGAAGGAGAAATCTCAATGCCCGGGGAATGCTTCCCGCCAATTTAAGCGTTCCCCGGGCATTTACTTTTGGCACCAATATGGAAATCAACTACCTAACCACCTGTGGGGAATGTGGTCAGCAATTCGCCGATTACACGGGCCTTTCGCACCACCTGGGCCAAAGTCACAAGGGTTTAACGCGGAAAGAATACTACGACCGGTATCTCAAGAAACCGGGTGACGGGGTGTGCGTATTGTGCGGAAAGGAGACCAAGTTTACCGGCCGGCTTAACCGCGGCTATTACACTCATTGCTCCAAGAAGTGCACCGCCAACGACGCGAAGACCGTATCCAAGCGCAAGGCGACCAGCCTGGAACTGTACGGGTCCGAGGGATACAACAACCATGAACAAACCAGCAGGACCAAGCTGGAACGGTACGGCGATCCCAACTATGCGAACGGCGACCAGATCCGTGCGACCAAGAAGGAAAGATACGGGATACAGGGATTCAACAACCCGGAGAAGCGGAAGGCAACGAAACTGGAAAAATACAGTGCGGCCAATTTTGTCAATCCCGAGAAGTGCGCCCAAACGAAACTGGAAAGGTACGGCAGCAGGACATACAACAACCAGGAAAAAATGCAGGCGACCAAGCTGATGAGATATGGTGACCCGCATTACCTTAATCACGATAAGGGTTACGAAACATACCTGGCGCACGTGAAGGAAAAGTATCAGAAAGCCGCAGGTGACCAGTGCAAGATTCTTGACTATAAAGACAGAGTTTTTACTTGCGAATGCACCAAATGCGGAAACATATTCACTATACCTGTAACTACAGGATTCATGCGTCTTTTCAGATACGGAATCCAATTATGCACGAAGTGCCAACCCGCCGAAACATCACGTTCCAAGGAAGAGAATTCGTTATACTCCTATATAGAGTCGCTGGTCGGTGCGGGCAACGTGGTTAAATCCGACAGGAAAACAGTATTCGGGCACGAACTGGACATATATGTACCCTCGTTGAAACTGGCGATAGAATTTGACGGGCTATACTGGCACAACGAATTGAAGAAGCCGGATGTTTATCATCTCAGAAAGACCGAGGACTGTGCGGCATGTGGCATCAGGCTACTGCATGTGTTCGAGGACGAATGGAACTACAAGATGGATATCGTCAAGTCCAGGATTTCGGGCATAATCGGGAAGAATACGGTCATATATGCCAGGGAATGCGAAATTAAGGAAGTCGATGACAGCGAATCCCGCAAATTTCTTGAAGAAAACCACATCCAGGGTCCCTGCGGGTCCACCTGGCGCCTCGGTCTTTACAAGGACGGAAACCTATGCGCCCTGATGACCTTCGGGACAGGAAGGTTTAATGACGGCATCGAATTACTGCGTTTTTGTAACAGGAAGTACCTATCAGTTACGGGGGGCGCGTCAAGACTGTTCAGTCACTTCGTGGCCTCCCATCCTGAAATCAAGCAAATAGTGTCATTTGCCGACCGTCGCTGGAGTGGAAAGGATGCATTCTATCCGAAGCTCGGCTTTACGCTTGACGGAGTTACCCGTCCATCGTACTATTATATCATCAACAACATGCGGCACAACCGTATGGAGTTCACCAAGAAGAAGCTGGTTGATGCCGGGTTCGATCCGAACATGAGCGAGCACGAGATAATGCTGTCGCGAAAGATATACCGCATCTACGACTGCGGTAACTACCGATACATCTGGAACAGATAGAGAAATCCCGGGAATGTTCCCGGGATTTATCTTACATCAAGCCGCCGAGACCGCCAGCGTCGCCACCGCCACCGCCGGCGCCACCACCTTCGCCTTCACCCCCGCCAACAGCTTCACCATAGAGTTCATCATTCTTTTCCTCGAGGAGCCATGTGCGGATCTGGTTGTATTCCTCGTCACTGACCCTAAGGCCCTTCATTAGAGCGAACTTCCTGGGGAGCATGCCGACAGGATTTTCCTTAGAACGACAGTGCTTGGCCATGAGATCGAAGGTGGCGAGCCTGGTGTTCCAGATTTCGCTTTCGATGAAGTTCTGGAACCCGTTGGACCTCTTGAACCTGACGGAGAAGTTGATTTCGCTCTTGATGGAGTCGTCCACGTTCTTCATGGTATTCAGGACCATGACGAACAGGCGGACCATGATGGCCTCCAAAGGCGTCTGGTAACGCTGGACGAGTGCGGCAAACGATACTTCGGACTGGGTGACCTCGCCAATCTTGCCCTGGGTGTAGTTCTGGCTGTCGCCGGCAAGGGCCGTGATGCGTCCAGGAGGCACCATGAGGGAGTTGACGAGGTTGCGCTTGAAGAATTTAAGGTCGTCGATGTTCTGAAGGTTGTTGCCGGCGTTCATTCGTTCAATAGATGAACCTGTACGGCCCTGGGAAAGACTGATGATGTAATGCTCGGTCAAGCCGATTGCCTTGCCAAAGTTCGTCACTTCGCCGGTCTGCGAATTGTAGTCGAGCTTGCGGGAGAAGACCTTGGCCTGGTCCTTCATGTACTTTTCGGCCTTGTCCTTCGGCATGTTACCGGTATCGACCTTCATGACCAGCTTTTCCTGGCCCCAAAGGATACGGTACATGACGACGGAGTCTTCGATGGTATTCAACTGGTTGTACGGCTTCATGGCCGGTTCCAGGATGGAACGCGGGTCGTTGATGCCGCCGGGACCAGTCATGTCAAGGGAAGCATAGAGAATCTGGTTCGGGGAGAAGTCCTTGTAGTTCTTGCCACCGTTGCGCATGTTCATCGGTCCCGTCTGCATCTGGCGGTAGCCGATGATCAGGTCGTCCTGGTAGATGACAATCATGTTCTCCTCGCGGAGCATCTTCACGCCGAGGATCTGGCTCTTGTTCTCGTCGAACTCGACTTCGAAGAAAATTCGGCCATGGATACACAGGTAGCGCATGTAGTTCCAGCCGTTGATACGGAAATTGAGGAGCTCGCGGAGAACCTTGCGACGGAACGTCGTGTGGAGGATGTCCTGGGTAGCGGGGCCAATCTTGGCATCCGGGTCGATTTCCAGGGAGCAGGATTCGCCCCTGTCGTCCTTGTAGGCGGCCTCGTTACAGATCTGGATGATGGATTCGTTCACTTCGGAACGGCCCGCGACCGTCTCGTATTTCAGGGAACGCTCGACGTTCTTGCGCCAGTAGAGATCGCATTCCTTCTGGGCAACGGCGTCCTGGATCTTGTCCGGATCCAGCGGCTCGGCGGAAATGCCGAGCATAGGGGTGTAGGTGCTGTATCCGTCCGGGGTGGCCCCGTTCGGGAACAGCATGTCGTTCATGCCCTGGGCGACCGAGTTCCTGGAAGCATTGACCTTGCGGTCCGTATCTATGCGGTTGAAAATGCGGTCAAAATACTGTCCTTTCGGGTTGCCGATGCCGTAATTGCGCTCGTAGTTGAGAAGTCTCGACGTGAGGGTTTCCGGTGTCCTGTTATTCTTGAAAAGCATATCGCTACCTTCCGTAAATGATGACCGTGCCCCCGTAGGTCGCGGCGAAGTTCGCACGCCGCACGGTATTGAAATATTCCTTCAATTCATCGTCGCAGATATTGCGAGCCAACATGCGCTTGCCATGCATGACGCATTCGACTATATAGGAGAAATCCCCGAAATCCACTTCGAAAAGTGGCAATCCGTTGTACACCCTATGCATTCGCGACAGTCCTCCATTGCTCGGTCTGGTTGTTCTCGCCGAAACCCCTCGGTTTCAGGATATCGGCGGAGACAATCTTCCTTGCGGCACGCACAAGCAGGACATACCCGTCATTGTTCAGGCCGCGACCGTCAGTAATCTTCGCGTTCCTTGCATATTCGAGGAATTCCTCCTGGGAACCCAATGCCCGGATACCGAAAGTCGATTCCACGGACGGCAAAACTTCATCGTCAATCTCGACAGTATTCGGGAAACGGCCGAGCCTCGCGGCATACAGGAGGAAGTTTGCCACGGATAGCGCGAACGAGATGCGGTCGCCCAGCGGGAGTTCACTTGTCTCGTCGGTCTCGCCCGCCTGGCCGCGCAGACCGGCAGGGATATAGGCGGCTTCCTCGATGATGGCGAGCACCGGCCGGTAGTTTTCCGCGTACTTGCCGGTATCGACATTCCCGTTCATGAGGGCATAGGCATCCACGTCGGCATAGGAGTTGCCGAGGCTCTTCACCCGGTCGCCGAGGATTGCCTTCAAGTCGAATACCAGCTTGTCCAGACGGGTGTACGACCAGTCATCGGGCGCCTTCAGTTCGTTGCCCTTCTCGTCGACATGGCCGGTATGGTACGCATCGGTGTCCGTAATGGGCATCGACAGGCGTTTCACCAAGTATCCATAGACGGTATCGTCAAATTCCTGCTTCTTTTTAGTGTACAATCTGGACATGTCCTACCTACATCTTGCTGTCGACGCTATCCTTGACAAATACTGCGTCAAGGGAAGCCTTGCTGGTCAAATTCTCATTCTGGACGCGGATGGCCACGTCGGTTTCCGGGTTAGGCGCCAGGGAGGACGGATCCTCGCCGGCGACCGGGATTGGCGGGTCGGTCCTGCGCGGGTCCACTTCGATGTGGAGTGCAGGCTCGCCGGTCTTTGCCGGCGGGTTGCCCCACCCATCGGGAACGATCACCCCCTGCAAAATATTCCGCTTCTTGGCATCCTTGCAGATGGCCACGGCCTTGTCGCATACGGACTTTCCGTACTTTGCCAGGTGGGTGGCGCTGATGTCGATTGCCTGGTAGATAGTCGGGTCGCAGCAGTGGTTCGAGATCTTGATGCCGCTTGCGACGATATCGGCCGCCTTCTTCTTCATCGCTTCCTTGACCTTCGGCAAATCGGCATCGCTCACTTTCAGCAAGGTATCATACGGCAAATGCTTCGCGCACTTGATTTCCGTACCGCCATATTTCCTGGTCCAATCAACATACACCATGTTGACAGCAGTACCGCCCTTGCCATAGGAAATGCGCTTGCCGCGATGCCAGTTGTCGCACATGATGCGGCCCTGGTCAACCGGTTCGCGGATGAGCGATGCAATCTGGATGGTATCGATGCCGAGCTGTCCACCGAGCCATTGGAGGACCTGCTTCGACCTGGGTTGCAGCCTGGTGCCATCCGGGTCCACGTACTTCGTCTGCATCTCGATTTTCACATTGGCGCCGGAACCGTAGTTTCCGGACTTGTTCGGGAACACATAGACGGTCGATTTCATCAGGTCGAGGAACCCGCGCTTCACAAGGGCATCAGCCTTCAACTCGGGCGCAATGGCCGCAGGTGACATCCCGTATTCCACTTGCGGGTAACCGCAGTAGTTGTAAATGAGGTTGGCCTCGTCGACGCGGCGCTTTCTCAAGTCGATATCGTTTTCGGAAGATCCATTGGTGAGCCTGATGAGAATATCGGCAATATAGGCGAAATGCAGCTTGGCAAGTTTAGGATCCTTCGGCACGCCCCCTTCATAGCGCACCGCCTTTCCATACTCGGTAACCTCGGTCACCGTCTTGGAACCCCTTTCCCGAATGGCCTTCAACTTCTGTCCCGGAATACCTACAATAGTAACCGGCCTGTTACGCCCAATCAGATATGCCATGCCGATATTCAGACAGTAGCTAATCATCGCGGCAGGGCTGTTCACGTTGGCATCGAGGGCCAATCCGTTCGTCTTCAGGAAACTGCATACGGCGGTCTTGACAGGTTCCGGCATGGAATTGTGCGAAAGGATTCCCCAGTGCAAATAGGCCCAGTTGTTCTTGTTGCACACTGCATCCCACATGACCATGTTCACATAGCGGAAATACGAGGCGCGTGACTGTTCATCGCTCAAAGTGAAATTCTTTTCGACATCGGTAAGTTCGCTCACAGTGCGCTTGTCCATCGCACCCTTGACTATCTCGAACTGTTCCTCGGAAAGACCACCTTCCATGTCACCCACCGGGTTTCCGTGTTCATCCACGGTAGGGACGGCGAAAATGGCCTTCAATACGAGAATCTTCGCCTTGCCGCCCAGGGACATCGGGATGCCGGGTCCGAGCATAAGGCCATCGTCGCCTTCATAGAACCCGCTTTCCTTGCGGGTTTCATGTTCATACAGGAACGGCCAGTTCGGCTGTGTAAAGCCGGGCTTGTAGTAGTTGGCCAAGGAAATCGGCAAGCCGTTCAGGCCAATCGAGATCGGAGGGAGGATATCCGGATCGAACTTGTTTCCCTGCATCGCGGCAGCGATCGCCGAGGACAGGGCCTGCCGTGCCGATTCGCTTGCACCACTGGTAAGACCGCCGAGCGCACTACCGACCGCGTCCATTTCGCCGGCAGTCTGGGCCGCACGCTGGTCCAGCTTGTTGATGGTATCTTCCAGCACGGTCGTCATCACGCCATATTCATCATTGGCAAGGAAATCGACCATCATGTCGGCAAATGCACTGCATAGCGCACTGATCCTATGCTGGTTGGCTTCAGGGACACCGGCCC